TGATTCCGGTAGGTAATCTGAACGGATCATCTTCTACTTACTATACCGACATGTACTGGATAAGCACCGCTACGGTCCGTGTGGTCTATCGCGGGTGCTACTATGCGAGTGCGGGTGGCGGTGTGTCGCATGCGAATGCGGTTAACGATGCTTCGAGTACGTATGCGCTTGTCGGCTCGCGTCTGGCCTTCCGCGGCAAAATCGTCCGGGCGCAAAGCGTGGCAGCGTACAAGGCGATACGCGAGGTGGCGTAAGCGCAAAGCGCCAAAGCGTGGAGCGAAGCGACTAAAACGAAAGAACGGGATTCGGATGGTTTCCGAATTCCATTTAAAAGGTATTCAAATACCGGCGAAGCCGGTCGAAAAAATAGAATTTTGAGGTATATGAAAAAGATTATCGCATTTTTAAAAATGAGTAACCGTTACAAGCATCTTATCGGTGGTTTGATGGTAGGTCTATTGGGATTTACTCCTTGGACGGCCTTTTATGCTGCGGCCATTGCAGCTTCCTGTCTGGAACTGAAAGATACTCTTCGGGGAAGTCCTTGGGACTGGATTGATTGGGGGCTCACCGTCGCGGGTGGCAGTATATCCGTTTTATTTTGGATGATAGTGTAATTCGTTTATCTGTTTTGCCTGTTAAATCAGTAACTTTGCAAGCGGTAGAGTTCCCCAATAGTCCGTGTGGTCTATCGCGGGTACAACAATGCGAATGCGAATGGCGGTGTGTCGAATGCGAATGCGAATAACGATGCTTCGAATACGAATGCGAATGTCGGCTCGCGTCTGGAAATCTAACAAATCGGCGTACAGCAGCGGGGACGTGTCCCCGAAGCGGTGCCGAGGGGAGCAAGCCACAGCAACAGCACCAGAAAAGGTGGAAAGCTGAAAAATCACGCGTCGGGTGGAGTTTGGTAGGCTGTTATCAGTTCGAAGAAGTCAGACCCGGGGAAAGGAAGGCCCTCATCTTCCATGTTTATTAACCAATAGCTTATGCGCAGGGAAGGATATATTATCGAGGAAATCATCGAATACTCCAATATGTCGGAGGCATTCGATTCGGTACTTCGCGGAACCGATCGTAAGAGGTCAAGGCAGGGACGATTCCTGCTTGCCCATAGGGAGAAGATTATCACCGAACTGACGGCTTCCATTGCGGACGGCTCATTCCGGCTGGGCGGCTACCATGAGAGGGAAATTGAAGAATACGGTAAAAAACGTATTTTGCAGATCCTGTCCATGAAAGACCGCATCGCTGTGTTTGCCATCATGAATGTGGTGGACCGCCACCTGCAAAAACGTTATATCCGGACAACCGGTGCAAGCATCAAAAGGCGCGGTACTCATGACCTGATGAACTGCATACGTACCGATTTGCAAAAAAATCCGGAAGGCACGCTTTACGCATACAAATTTGACATCCGGAGGTTTTATGACAATGCGCGGCAGGACTTTGTTATGTGGTGCTTCCGGAGGGTGTTCAAGGACAAAAGGCTGTTGGTCTTGTTGGAGCGGTTTGTTAAGCTGCTGCCGGAAGGTATCAGTTTCGGACTGCGCAGTTCACAAGGGGCAGGAAATCTGCTTCTGTCTGTATTTTTAGACCACTATCTGAAGGATAAGTACGGGGTTCGTTATTACTATCGCTATTGCGATGACGGACTGGTACTCGGTAAAACGAAAGCGGAATTGTGGAAGATTCGTGATGCTGTTCACGGGCAAATGGGAAAAATAGACTTGGAAATAAAGCCGAATGAACGGGTGTTCCCTGTGGAAGAAGGCATTGATTTCCTTGGCTATGTTATCCGTCCCGACTATGTAAGATTGCGGAAACGCATCAAACAGAAGTTTGCCCGGAAAATGCACGAGGTAAAATCGAGAAAAAGACGGCGGGAACTGATTGCCAGTTTCTACGGCATGACGAAGCACGCCGACTGTAATAAGTTGTTTAAAAAATTAACAGGCAAAGAAATGAGAAGTTTTAAAGACTTGAATGTCGCTTACAAGCCGGAAGACGGTAAAAAGCGATTCCCCGGAGTGGTGGTAAGCATCCGGGAACTGGTAAACTTACCCATTGTAGTGAAGGACTTTGAGACCGGTATCAAAACCGAGCAGGGAGAAGACCGCTGTATTGTGGCCATCGAAGTGAACGGCGAGGCAAAGAAGTTCTTCACCAACAGCGAGGAAATGAAGAATATTCTCGCACAAGTAAAGGAAATGCCGGATGGTTTCCCGTTTGAAACGACCATCAAGACAGAGACATTCGGCAAAGGTAGAACCAAATACGTGTTTACATGAGAAGAGTTGAAGGAAGTTCCGGGGTTTCGCTGATGGAATGCACGAACCCGGTTAAAGACAAATGGCGCATCCGATGGGATGTGCAGGAAAAAGAGAACGGCTCTGCCTCCTACATGGAAGAGGAGTTCGGGCATAAGCCTACTGATGAGGAAATCCACACATTGGTTATGTCCTGGTATAACAGCCAGACTGATGCGGCTATCCTATCCGGATTCGCCTATAATGGTGCCCATGTATGGCTTTCTGTGGAGAACCAGTACAACTATAAGGCAGCATACGATTTGGCCGTTCAGACGGGCGGAGAAACCCTGCCAGTGACGTTTAAGTTTGGTTCGGATGAACAACCGGAATACCATACTTTTACTCAGTTAGAAGAACTGAAAGATTTCTATACAAAAGCAGTAGGATTCATTCAGACAGTTCTGGCTGAAGGCTGGGAAAAAAAGGACAAGTTCAATTTGGAATTATATCGGATTGAGTGATTGACAATCCCTTCGGGGGAGGGATAAAAAAAGCCCCCGGCCTGTTAATATAGACGCCAATCATTTATTAACACAAAACGCCACGAGAGTGCGCGACCGGGGGCAATGCCCTCTGCCGCACTCTCGTGGCGTTTTTACGCATTAAATAAATGATTGGCATTGCAAAAGTACAAAAATGATTGGATATGACATTGTTTGAAGCACTTAAATTTAACAGAGAACCGCTTGAAATGCTTATAAGTTTGGGCGGCAAGCAGGATGACCTTCGATTCATAGACTTATATACGGAGTATGAGGTCATGAAAAAACAAGGTGAAAAGACCACTTATGCAGTGGCGTTTTTGGCAAATAAATATTCGGTAAGCGAACGTAAGGTGTATGATGTTATCAAACGGTTTGGAAAGCACTGCACGCTCGGTGCAGTGTGATTGATGTGCCGGGGATGCCTTGTGTTGTCCGGTAGAGCTACCTTTGTACAACCAAAAATAAAGCTCATGAATAAGTATTACCAGACATTAGACAAGATACTCCAAACGGGCAAAATCCAGACCAATAGGAAAGGGCGTATCAAGTATCTATTAAACGAAAGGCTCATGCTAACCCCCGCTGATTTACTTGACATATTTGAAAGCCACGGGATAGCCAGGAAAAAGCTGAAAGAGGAATTGAAACTGTTTATGCAAGGAGTCCGGGATGTGGAAAAATACAAAGAGGCAGGGATTACCTGGTGGGATTATTGCGGCCATACCCTTGTAAACAGCTATCCAACTTACTTTGAAAAGCTTCCACCCCTCATAACCAGGATTAACCGGGAAAAGCGCAACAGCAAGAATTATGTCCTGTTTCTTGGAGAAACCGGGGTGGAAAGCAACCAGGCACCCTGCCTGAGTCTTGTGCAGTTCCAAATTGATGAGGGAGAATTGGTGCTATCTGCATATCAGCGTAGTTCTGATGCGAACCTTGGGCTTCCGGCTGATATTTATCATCTTTATCTGATGGCAAGGCAGGTGGAGCTTCCCCTGAAGTCCATAACCCTTGACCTTGGAAATGTGCATATATATGAAAATAACATTGACCGGACTCTGGAACTGTTATCCGGAGTTGAAAACATTAAATTTGACTTGAACGTATGAAGAATATGAATTTATCTGCACCACTGCCATTTGTAGGCCAAAAAAGAATGTTTGCTAAAGAGTTTATTAAAGTTTTGGAACAGTTCCCTGAAGATACCGTGTTTGTGGACTTGTTTGGCGGTTCCGGACTTCTTTCGCATATAGCCAAAAGAAGCAAGCCCGATGCTACTGTTGTCTACAATGACTTCGACAACTACCGGTTCAGACTGAAAAATATCCCACAGACAAATAAACTGCTTGCCGATATTAGGGAGCTGGTGGGTAATTCGATACCCAAACATAAACCAATTAAAGGGGAACTTAGAGAACGCATTTTTAAACGTATCGAGGAAGAAGAACTAAATGTTGGGTACGTGGATTTTATAACCTTATCATCCTCACTTATGTTCTCCATGAAGTATAAATTGTCTGTAGCCGAAATGCGCAAGGAAGTCCTTTATAACAACATTCGCAAGACCGGTTATCCGGAGTCTTCTGACTACTTAAAAGGGCTTGAAATTGTATCATGCGACTACAAAGCAGTATTCAACCAATATAAGGATGTTCCCGGAGTCGTCTTTTTAATTGATCCGCCTTATCTTTCCACTGATGTTGGTACGTACAATATGTATTGGCGCTTGTCTGATTATTTGGATGTTTTAAAGATACTCGAAAAGCATTCCTTCGTTTATTTCACATCCAATAAATCCTCCATACTTGAACTGTGTGAATGGATTGGAGCAAACAAAACCATTGGCAATCCTTTTGAGGGTTGTACAAAAAAGGAATTCAATGCCCACATGAATTATTCTGCCGAATATACAGACATGATGCTGTATAAGAAACAGGAAAAATTAGTTCATAAAACAGCTGCTTAGCACTGAACAAAGATACAATTTTTCAAGTAGAAGGCCAAACTTTTGAGCCTTATTTTAATGCCGTTATAAAGCCATTTTTTATGAAATTATAAAGCCGAAACAGAGGTCATTACAAAACTTTTGTTTCGGCTTTTTGAGTGTTGCGCGCTTTCCTTTTTTGAACGCTTCGTTTTGTCCTTTTCCCTGAAAATCGAACGCTTCGTTTCGGATTCTGCGGAAATTTGGATTTGCGGATTATATTTTCTTCAAGCAGACAGGAAATACTGCCGGCATAGATAGGAGTAAATCCCGGAGATACTACTGGGGCAGAGGAAGCCATGATATATGCTGCTTTATTTCTTAATTCATAAGCCACCTCAATACCTGCCATATTACATGCTTCAAAGATTATGAATTCAAATAAATGGTCCGGGAGGGCCATGGCAAAATCTGTTATTTCCATTTCATTGTCATTATCGATGATGATAGACCGCGAGCCATTAACCAATGTATGTGGAGGAAGCCAGCCACTGCCATGGGAAAACACGATTAGACCGTAGCTTTTAGCAGGATAAAGCCGAGTTACGTCGTTTATAACTCGTTTAAGCACTTGGGGGGAGGCTGAGTTTTCTTGGTCATAGGTATGTATGGTAATATAGCCTTTCTCACTTTTTCCATCAATTTCCATCAATCGTGGAGAGTCCTTAAATGGTGTATCCTGATACACTATTATATTTCCATCTGTCCCGTCTTCCCATCCATTTTTAATTTGAACAAGTTTGTCATAGGTTTCGGCATCAAGATTATTATCTCCTCCCAGATAAACCAATAGTGTCCGTGCAGGTAAAACAACAGGGGTGTCATTTTCTTTATGACAGCCACATACTAATAACAGAAAACAGACAGCATATATATACTTCATACACAATATAATTGGATAAACGATTATAAAAACTAAAAGAGGGGAACATTTTGCCCCCCTCTTTTTTTATAAACAATGAGCGTATTAATTACTTGTCATTGTGCTTCTTAACTTGGATTTGGATAGTTCCAACAGAATGTCCAAGACCATTCTTCCAAGTATGGTCGCAGATACCGCCCCACTTGTGATTTACACAAACTTCTACATCAATAGTAAATGGTTGAGCAATATCTTCACCATTGTTGATCCATGTGATAGTCTGCTTAGCATTATCAAGTTTGATCTTATTCATGTTTTCAGCATCCAGTTCACTTCCGTCAGCAAAGTATGCCTTAGAAACCTTGAAGTTAACAGTTGTATTAACATTGAATACATTATGGTCAACTACCAGTTTCTTTGACCAACCAGCTTGATCACCTGTCTGAACCAAAGTATTATTCTTAGCCATATCTTTGTGATCATAGATAACATGGTTGTTATTGAATTGTGCCTGAGCACCTTCAGACCACAGATAATCTGACAAGAAGAATGCATCCTTCAATGATACTGTATTTTCAGCTTCCTGGTACTTGTCATACAAAGGACCTGCTTCGTAAGCGTGGAATACCATCGGAGTTACAAATGCAACTTCAAATTCATCGATAACCACTGTAGAACGTCCATTTTCAGGAGCAGGAGCACCAGTATAATTAGTAGTATGGTTATCTTCAGCCCAAGGAGTATTGTTTATCATATTGATAGTATTGCAAGAGAAGTTATTGTAAGCTTCTTTAGCATACTTGTGATGAGCATTGGCTTCCTTGTTGCAAGTACCATACAATCCGTCAATATCTTCATTGAAGCTTACTACGGCACGCATTTTGATCTTCTTCAAATCCTTAGCGTCAGCAGCATTGATCCAAGCACGTCCTGCGTCTGTCGGATCCAAAGCGATATACCACTTGTTGTCTTCACCTTGATACAAACGGATACCGGAATCGTGACCGTCAACTATCTTAGATGCGTTATTATGCTGGTCAACCAATTCGAATGACAAGGTAGCTCTAGCCCAATCCTTATCATGAGTCTGATCCTTATAAGGATTATAGTTGATCAAATCGAACTCGTCATTCAATACTGCAACCATTTCATAAGTTGTAGGAGCATCAAAGTTATCGTATCTACCGTGAGCAATGAAGTAAGAATCATCTACCCAGTTCAACTTAGTCTTTTCAGGAGCAACTACATTCGGATACTTCACATTGATAGTATAAGTAACATGGATGTCAGGTAATCCCTTATGATCAGCATTTGGCGTGTATGTACCCTTAACAGTGTAAACGTCGTGATCGTCATGACGAGAGAATGCTGTATTCTTCACTGTAACGAACAGCTGATTGTATTCTTTAGTTTCAAAGTTCGGATCTAATGAATAGTCTTTATTATCTTTTCCATCCCATGCATATACAGCGTGTTGTTTAGCCTCATCTGCTGTTGCAAATTCAGGAACGAAAACATAAGTCTTACGGAATTCGTCTTTACTCAATTGTACCTCTTCATGGTTGAATATCTTATCCATATCCATGTCAAGAACTTGATTGATATGTTTCAGAGTAACATCTTTTGTTTCTGTAATATTAATTTCAGGAACAACTGTCTTGCGTACAATGTGAATCTTGATGATTGCTGTTTTAACTACATTACCATTGTCTTCACCCGGTGCTACCAGTTTCACACGAACAATAGGAGTTCTGTCTATAGCAGCTGTGTGGCTGGCATCAGTTTCTGCGCCCCAAATCGGGTCCGGAGTTTGTTTTACTGTAGCAACACCATCTTTGGTAACATCCAAATAACGTTTTGTCTGGTTAACGCCATCATAATAGAAGTCAACCGGTTCAAACACCAATGAATAGTCATCAAAACCATTCTCCATCAAAGGATATTGAGCTGTTTCGGCTCTACCCATACGTTTGTCAAAGAATGAAGTTACGATGTCCTTCAAATTTTTTGAATGTCCATCACCTGTATAGTTCAATTCTACAACAATACGTTCTGCATCATCTTTAGATTCAGCATCTCCTTTATATAACTGGTTTTCAGCATTGGCTTCGAACTTAGCTTTATCTGCTTGATAAGCCTTCAATTTAGCCTCTTCAGTACCGGTCGGATTCAAGGTGTTAAGATAATATTCATCTTTGATGAATTCTCTATAATTTACCTTGTTAGGAGCAATTGCATTTTTAATCTGAGCAGGAGCGTTAGTTTGGTCAAATGCATCAGCTACTTTAACCAAATGTACGTTTTTCTGCAAAATTACTTCATGCTTGGCGGGAACAAAATCAGAATGAACGATTTGGTCATTGTTCTTAATTCTCAATGAATATACTGTTCTTTCGTCCAGATTAGATTGTTCAGCAAAAGCCCAGTCCTTTACACGGAAGTTTAACATACCATGTCCTTCTTTATAAGATTCAACGGTAATTTTTCCATCAGTGTACAGTTTTTGTCCAGCGTTGAACAATTCCCAATTCTTGTTATTCGTATTGTAGTTCCATATTTCAGCAGTATCACGAACAAATCCTACCACTTCCATATCTTTGAATGATACGCTGTTAGGATTTACCTGATACTTCACGTCTGCCTTACCTGAGTAAACGATTTTAAATGTGCTAAAGTTATTTTCACTCCACTCTGCACCTGTAATCTGTGTTTTACCTGCCACACTATCAGTAACGATGGTAGGGAAATGGATTCTGGCAGCTTCACCTTCAGAAAGGAAAGTAGGGATAAACTTAACTCCGCTAACTACAGAAGTAGCTTTAGGCATACTGATAGTCTTTTTAGTGCCATCAGCATAAGTAATAACTAATTCATAAGCTGATTCACCTTCTTCTACTGATACTACATAATCATTAGCAGAAGTACCTGGAGTACCCGGAGTACCTGGTTTGCCCGGTTCACCTTGTTCTCCTTTTGCACCATTGTATAATTTAATGGTCTCTCCATCACTGAATTTGATTTCATAACCACCATTACCATCAGTGAACGGAGTACAGCTTTCGACATATTTGCCTGAGCCTACTTTGTCTTCAAGGGCCTTGATTGCATCTTTCACATTGGATATTTCTTGATCCAAGCGGTCGATGTCGTCATCGTAATCCTTACAAGATACAAATGTTCCTGTTGAAGTGACCATAAGGGCTCCAAACAGGATTGCACTTAAAAATTTTTTGTTCATAATAGAAAAACTTTAAATTTATAAATTTAAAAACTCAAAATGTTATTGTTATAAAAGGACTTTAAATCTTTTTCTGTGTCCGGATGGTGCTTTATATAGGAACTGCAAGGGAGATGCGCCTACAATTTTATGAAATGCGGCATAAAAAACGCTTTGGGATGCAAAACCACACTTCCTAAAAAGAGAACTGGCTGAATACGTACCCTCTAGTAATAAGGACTTTGCATACTCAACACGATACTTGTTAAGGAGCTGCTTGAAATTGCATCCGAAGTAGTTGTTCACCGCATTACTCAGGTAGGTCGTATTCGTGCCGACTATTGAACTAAACTTTTCTAAAGAGAGTTTTG